CGAAGATTTTAATAAAGTCCTCAACGCTTGTACGGAAAATTACTCCGTATTAGTTTTGGATAACACAAAATTGAGTAACAATCCGACAGACTGCGTGTTTCACTTCAAGGCTAAGATTCGAGATGATTTTCGAATGGGCGCTCGTTCGTTTTGGAAATTCTCTAAAGATCGTGCTAGAAGAGATGATTCCGACGACGAGAATAACCACGGCGTCAAACTGTTAAAAGGGCATCGATAGATGCGTAAAAATTGAGTATATTAAAAATATATAAGTATAATGTTTGAAAATCAGTCGCTCGTTGATATGCTCAGATTATATTCGTGTCTTGTCGGCGGACAAGAAGATGCTTTGTTATTCAAAGACTTGAAGCGGGAAGCGAACGCATTACAACCTGGAATCATCGAGGCTGATACCATGACGGCTTATGATGCGTTTTTGATGGTAGAGAAAATTACGCGAGCAAACGTTATCGTTCCTCATTTGGAAGTGGACGGATACGACGATACTACTATGGAGTTATCAATATGGAATCCGTCAGCGCCGATCGACGATCGCAATCAATATCCAGAGGAATGCGAAACGTCGTGGAGAGAGCTGCGGTACAAGCCTCCTGTTGATGATGTAGATAGTTCTCACTGAATACACACAAAATATTTGTCGATATAAATAATCATATCGACACATATGTAAGAACTTATTAAAAAATTATAAAACGAGTATCGATCTTGTTAAAATACTATTAAAAACTTATTAAATATCTTGTAAAAATAATAATGCCAACGATAGGAATCGATCCCGGTACACGCAACCTTGCGCTTTGTATGGTAGACGGTCAGAAGATCGTTCAATGGGATGTCATTGCTATAAACCCGGATCCGAACGGTATATCTGACGGTCTGAACAAGATACATTTTGAAGATTGGGTGAAAGAATCTACGGACGTCGCTATCGAACGTCAGCCGTCCAAGAACCCCAGAGCTGTCAGGATACAACATTACATCGAGATGTTCTGCGCGATGAACAACGGACGTGTGTATTGCATCGATCCGAAGCATAAACTTTCGTACGCATCGTCCACGAGTTATTGGCCGGAACGCGACATACTCAATTGGTCCTACAACGAGCGCAAGAAGCTTTCCGTCGAGACCGTTGCAAACTTTTTGAAGAATACCGAGCAGGACGAGAAATTTGTGACGATGTTCGAAACGAGCAAGAAAAAGGACGATCTCGCGGATTCTTTATTGCATTGCCTCGCTTTTGACAATAATATAAAGCCTACTCTTTCGGACGTTCGCAAACGCGCCATCAGGAACATAAAGCCGGTGAAGCCGTCCGTGGCAAATTCCAAGAGCAAAAAATATTCTCAAGGCAATCTTAAGTTCCTCGCGAAGGGGTGGCTTACTTCCTTTGATATTTTCCAGATGAATGGCGAGAAAATTATTGGATTTACAGAATCGTGCTGCAAACATTTTGACAATGTTACGAATGCGTATTGCCAATTGGGCGGCATTTATTGAGTCCAAAAATAAACCGACGAGTCACATTCTCCGGTAAGAATATTATAAATGTTGTCCGCAACAGTTTTATTATAGATTTTCTTGATCTCCTCGAAATTCGCATACTTTGTGATTTCGAATGAAGACTTGCATATCCGCACGATCTTCTTGGTATTGTCCATCTGGATTCGGTCGAAAGAAACATCCCTAGTCGAGCGAACCGGTACCTTGTTTATCGGGGTCTTTGCGATGGCGTTTTCCTTCTTCCTCTGCTTTGCCTTCTTGGCAAGATTGCTTTTGAAGATCAGCCACGCTTCGTCGTCGAACACTACTTGCGACGTGGCGTCCACGAAGTATTCGAACGGATGAGTCGCGATCTCCGATCGTATGCGTCGAACGATCTGTTCATCGTGAACAAATCGTCCCGAGAAGAGCATGTCATACATTGCAGACATATTTGTATTCTCATATTGAGTTATATATTTATATTCGGTGATATACCGGGATCAAACGACTATTTTCTTTCTTGGAAGTCGTGCGAATGTTGTTCATTAAATAATATATATTATTTTAATATGGACGAAGTTTTAAATATATCGAACGACAAAAATATCAACATCATCAAAATAGTCACGTCTCCGGGGCCAAAATTATCGAGACCTTCGAAAACGTTCAAAAAGCAAGATACGTTCGCTCCTCGTTTCGTCCAAAATGGGAATGTCATATGTAATATATTCACAATAAATGTGCCATGCGACGAAGGAATGGCTTCCGTGGATATGGCGGAACATCTCAACGGAGGCATCATGAAAATATCTTATAAAAACGTGGATTTTGCAGTTCCGTCTCTTTCGGCGATAGGTGGCATGAACAGTTCCGCAGCATTCGACGTCCGAAAAAACGAGAGCGCATGCCAAAGGAAAGTGTGCGAATCTGGATGCAAGGACGTTTCATTGCCGGATGAAATACTCGATATTTCCGCGGATTCGAGGACGGTTCTGATATCGACAAAAATGTTTTCAGAATCGATTCCAGGCGAGCCGATGATCGAGCACTCAAAACGTCTGATGAACATGAATACGGACTTTGTTTCGGATATCATCCACACAAAAAGGCTTCATATACCGGCGAGTGGGGTATTGGACTATTATGTTCGGATTGGCATTCCCGCATTATATTCGAGCGGAACAATCGAAGTTTTGTCCTGTACATTTTTTAACGATATTTTGATTCAATTGATCAAGACTAATAATGCGTGGGAGGTCATGAAAGATCGATATGACGTCGAAAATTCTACCGGATTTGTGATCGCAAAGTCACCGGACGTTGCGATGGGAGTGGCTTTGCTCGAATGGCCGAAAGGAGCGATCTGTTTTCCGCCGGAAATTCGTTATAAAGAATTCGAAAACGTGAACAAATGGGCAATATATCAAAAATTAGGAGCATCCGATTCTTCGATCAAAATTCCAGGTGGAGAATACAGCTGGAAACTCAGATTTTTCTTCGGACCAATCTGGCAAGTACAAGGACATATAAATAAAATAAAATCACAAAAGCACGGAAATGAACATCTAAAATTATCGATCGTGAAATATCCGTCAAGTAAAAAATTTCATCGATATTCGTATAATATGTAGCATCATTCGATCTTTCGATACTTTCCCCAATATCCGGAATGACACTCGATCGGTCTGTTCAAAGTAAAATTTCCCATTTTAATTATGTCTGACCACAAATTGCATCTCCCTCCAGTTCCTGAGGTATCGAGACTTTGATATCCGGCTTTTAATAATTGTTTCCGCGCCTCGCAAAAATCTAAAGTCCACTTTATTTCGTTCGTTTCACTTTTGTTCCTCATTTTACGGAGAATAGGAGTCAGACTCAACAGATCAGCACCATGATTTATCACAGTATCGACTATAAATCCTCTGGTGACCGGCAACGTTAGAACAGGTCCCGGACGTTTCTCACACGATTTTGATTTGCTCGAAAAATCATTGGCAAAACTCCAGTACAGCTTTATATAAATGATCCATACGGCACGTTGCCATTCTGTGTCATTTTCCATATAGATGATGTCTTTTCCGAGGGTTTCGAGCCCGGTTATATCGTCTCCAATCGTTTTTTTCATCGGGTGTATGTATTTGCAGAGTTTGTGATTGGGATTTATTTTTTGAAGTTCCTCCAATATCATCAGCAGATCGACCGTTCCAGAGCACGCGCCAAAGATCGATACCGTCCACCCGCGTCCATCTCCTAGACATTTTGCAAAATTATAGTTCGACCACCACGAGGTCGTAGAATGCTCGGGCAACGATATCAACGACAGAATCGTGTCTGCTGTATATTCGTCATATCCGATCGATTCGAGACATCCGACGACCTCAGCCGGAATATGCGTGTCTATTTTGGGCGACATGGGCACCGACACGAGTTCGTTCGCGAGGGATTTCTTGATTTTTAATTTCATATCTGGATCCAGATCTTTGATAGAACTCAGATATGTCTCCACGAGTTTCATCAAATATTCGACGTATGATCGATCCATTAACTATGTATATAAAAAAATATTACGATACTATAAATGAGTAGTAAAATGGTCAAATGGGATTCCGCGAGAAGAAGCCCGTCGCCGTCTCCCAGGAGAAGTCCGTCACCGTCTCCCAGGAGAAGTCCGGCGTCTTATAAGAGTCCGGCGACTGCTAGAAGATCTGCTTCTGCTAGAAGATCTGCTTCGCCTCAAAACTCGTTATTTACTCCCAGAACAACGTCGGAATTTAAAAAGAGAGAAGCGAAGGTCGAACGACGTCGATTACAGGCCGAGGCAAAAGCACATAAATTTGCGATGGAACAACAGCGACAAGAAACGAGACACTCTAAACGTACTCAAGATCTCGAGTATGCGATTCAGCACAAAGAAGCATACGGCATAACGCCGACGACCAAATACGGGATAATTGCGGCCATAGCGGCTTTCGGCGGCTTCATATTATTTCAACAAATGTAATGCGTCGATATGATAATTTAAATAAAACGCCCTCGAGTCCAAATTATTTCCACGAGTGTCCTAATACGACGGAATTGCAGAATATGACCACAAAGTATCTTTTTGTGGCAAATACCGATGACTATATGCAGATATACGGAACGAACCGAGATAACGCCGATGGATTTACAGCCACCGGAGCAAATTTCATAGTTCAAGCCGTGTGATTCACCGATCGAAAAATATGAGATCGAAGTTGCGAAGATTGATCCCCTTATTCCAACATCGTTCGTCAGATCTTTTCGGATGAACACGACGACGTTATTTGATAATCACATAATCTCCGTATCGACAAAATGCCCTCGCGACCAAATACGTTTCCATGGGCGGCTGAAAAATCACACAATATCGTCACTCTTGAATATATAATGAAGCTATCAATGATAGTATAAATGCCGCATAAAGATCCCGCTGAACAGAAAGAATATCAACAAAAATATCATAAAAATTTCAAACAACATGCCTATAATTCCATCACGTCCGGCAGCATCATCGATCGAGAAATATGGAATAAGTGGTGCGATAGAATTAAAAGTAGGGCTAAAAATAATCATCCATATTCCGACGACTTCACGAACGATCTCATGTTCGAGATGATGGTCCAAGGATGCTTCTATTGCGATGACGTGGCAACGACGATCGACAGGATCGATTCGAAGCTCGAGCACACCCCAGAGAATTGCGTCGGTTGCTGCTGGGGGTGTAACAATTCGAAGGGCGTCGCGGATCATAATACGTTCATCCGGAAGGCATATTATCGCGCACGCGGAACATATTACGACGACGACACCGATATATGGGTCGTCCACAAGCAAAAGCCGGCAATGAGCGGTTACAAACACAAGAAAGTGCCGTTCGAGCTGACGAAGG